TTAGTCCAAAAAAACCGACTAATTGGTCATTTTTTGTGTAGTGCAGCGATTGCTGTATAGTTAGTTGTTTCAATCGAATATCCTCGAACAGACCTTTTCGATGTCGTCTTTTTGTGTGCTGTGTGAGGTTACGAACCATTTGTTATGATATCGCTTAAGTTCCTGACGAATATACATTTCCTCATGGTTCTTTTGCACTAATTCTTCGCCTTTTTTGATTAAGGCCTGCACTCTTGCAAGTGCTGCTTCATTAGTTGTCATGTATTGTGTAAACATATACAGGTAATGTGTGTGAGTGTTTAAGAGTGTTAGGTATCTAGTCAACATTTTGCACCACAAGTGTGTTTTTTTCAACTTGTGGTGTGCCACAACCCCAAGGGACGAAGTTCCCCCGCTACTGCCAGTCCCTTGTATAGGATTGGAATCACTTGGGTAAAAAGTTAGCTAAATGAAGGGAAAGATAGGGGGTGCAGGGGGAAAGGAAGGGGAACTAAGAGTAAAATACAAGTAAAATCATTTACTTTATGGTATGGAATTACTTGTTTCAGAATTATATCTCATGGTTGCTGCTATATGTGGAGGCCTTACCGTTATTATTTACACTAGGGGTCGGTTTGGTAATACTGAAATTAATACTAAACTCAAAAACCGTTATAATGAATACATTGCAGAACTTGAACATGACAACAAAAAACTCAAAGGCCAGGTTAATAGAAACAAACAACCGGTCAGAATCTCGGAAGAAGCGGCAGAAGACCCCTTATCCGCGATTAGTGAAGTTGTAGACGGTATTATTCCTCATTTACCTCCAGGAATACGCCCTTTACTAAAAAGTAAAAAGGCAGTAGACTTCATAACAAACTATGTACAGCAAAACCCAGACGCAGTTAAGGAACTTATCACAAAATTTACTAAACAATCAGCACCTAAAGGGTCTGCAGCCCCGCCAGCAGCAACTGATGGAACCTTGTAAGACTTGTGAAGATACAGAAACAGGCATTCCTACTGGGGTGGTTTATTGGAATGATATTGGAGCCTCAGGTGTGGAAAAATTTACTCTTTCAGATTGTCCGACTTGTAAAGGAGAGAAAATAGTCTATGGTTAGCAAAAAAGCCATAGTGGGCCTGGCTGCAGTAGGCCTTCTTGCGTATGCCTTTGTATCCAGGCCCAAAGTGGTAGCAACTAGGACGCAGTTTGAACCTATTCCCGTCCCTGCACCGGTTCCTGAACCAGTTCCCTTTCCGGTTCCTGTCCCACTAAGTTTAGAAAATGCTTTGTCACGAGTTAAAGAAGAATTTGGTAATATTTACACCAAAACATCTGAAAGAGTGCAAACTCAAAGAGTGGTTCCAGTTGGATTAAACAGACAATATAATGTCTATTCGTGGGATACCGTCACAAAAGAAGTGCAATTATAACGAAAATCGACATCTTTTTAACTATACACGTCTAGAAACTGTATGGTCGTTCTTACCAAGATTATACCATTAGCCTTAGCCGGTCTTGCTGTGTTCTTCCTCGGAAACGCTATCTTTAGACCAGCCCAAGCGAGACTAACCGGCCAGGCTTTAACAGAAACTGGAACAGGCTTAGGTGCTTCATTAGGTTCCATCGGTTCAGGTGTTCAAACACTTCTAACCGGTGTCGGCACAGGTTCAGCACAATTATTTAATCCATTATTCACACTTAGAGACTTAATTGGAGGTTCAGCAGACCAAAACCAGGTAAGTGAAATTGTTAATGCTTCTAATACTACATTTGATATTCCAACACCTAACACCGCTTCTTCCAGTCCAGGCGTTACACCTGAAACGGAGGCTCAACAGCAACAAAGAGTAATTACATTTGGTTCAGGTGCACGTACTACATTACCACTATCACAAGCAGCAGTCGATTATTATCGTGGAATAGGTGTTGAGGTTCAATAATGGCCAAAAGACGCACTGCAAAACAAAAAGCAGCAACTAGAAAACTTGTAGCCATGAATAAACGTAAAAGAAAAGGCACAACTAAAGGAATGAGACGTAAAACGGCTCGCCGTGCCTTTACAGGACTGCGTAAACGTGTAACTAAACGCCGAAAATCGACATCTTCTAATACTACTAAAAGAAGAAGAAGTATGGCTCGTAGAAGTTTAACTAAGTCGCTCACAAGCGGTTCTACTATCAAAAAAGTCGCTCTAGGCCTTGGCGGTGCAGCAATGGCAACAGCCGTTGTAGCAGCAGTCGCCCCACAATTCGGAAGAGTTGCAGGCCCAGCCGGTGCATATGCATTAGGCGGTCTAGAAGGTGTCATTGGAAACTTTGCATTTGACTTTTTAAGAGGCAGAATGGCTAACGGAACGACAGCACAAAACGCTACACCAGCAATGGAGGTTCTATAATCACATGGCAGTCCCTATAATGAGAGCCTACACCTTTGCAGCACCAGCAGCAATCAACACTTTTGCCCTGGCAACTGATGACGTTACAGGACTATCTGTCCAACAATTAAACAAAGACAATGCTATCATTGACTATGTTAACTCACCAGACCCAGCAGGTGCAGCAGCATATCAGGTTCGTTTGTTAGTCAACAACCTTGAAGCAGGCCCGGCATTCTTCTCTAGTAACTCTAGTAGTGCTAGTGCAGGAAGAACAGTTCCAGGCCCATTACCTATTAGCGTAGGTGGTGCAGCAGGTGGTAAACAACTCTCATACAATGCAGCACAAACCGTCCTCGGTGGTGGTCTTGCAGCATATCAGTTCATTGTGAAGTATAGCAATCTATTCTAGGTGGTGTAACAATGCCAACTGTTATTCAAGGATTTGAAGTTCGTACAAAGCCGAAGGACACGTCGCTTGAATCATTCCCTGTTTTTATTAAAGTAACTGGAGGAACCACACGTACAGTAACGTTCCCAACAGAATTTAACGCAATTGCAATCAGTGCATTGATTGAAAATCAAGACGCTGCTAATGCTTGTAGGTTCATTTTGAATAGTGCTGCAAGGAGTGCAGGGTCTACAATTAATCTTAATCCATCAACATTCCGTTCATTTGATAATATGAATATAGTATCTATCTTTGTAGACGCTACGGCCTTACCAGGAACTTCAACGGTTGATATCTTTGCACAGGTTGCACCATTACCTATGACAGATAGCCAAAAAGACCCTGGCCAACAAGAGGGTTCACTTTGAGCTTTGGCGGTGGTGGGGGTTCCTCAGGTGGAACCAATGCACACTGGCATAACTCACAAACAGATAACGGTGGCCCGCTGCAACTAAAGAACGATACAACCACAGGAACCACGGTTCAGTTTAACGGTGGTGCAGAAACTGTAATGGAGGCAATGTTGTAATGGCCGAACCTGTAGTAATTGGCTATGGCCAAAACAAATGGGTAAAAGACACAAATACAAAAATGGTTTGGTTAACGACTGCAACCGCTCATGCAACAAATACAGGCATGGATTTAGAAACCGCTGCAGCAGGTGCAGCAGCAACAGGATATACAGTTCCAGTTGGTAAGGTGTTCATTTTATTATGGTTTAGGCCAATTGTTTATGGTGGTTCTACAAAAGAGGGATTCTTTTTGTATGAACGTTACGGCGGCTCTAATTATGTTAAATCAAGATACGGTATGAATAAAGCAACTGATGAACAGCGACTTGCTAAAGAAGGGATTGAAACTTACATTCAGTTCCAGGCCGGAAGCACAATTAACATATCTACTTATGCAGCAGCTATGAGTATGAATTTTTTCGGTATAGGAGTTGAGACAGATGTCTGATGAAGTAAAAATATTTGATGACACACAAGAAACTGAAATTAATAATTTCCTTTCATCTAATGATTACAAACAAATTATCACAACAGCAGACAAAGTGATTATAGTTAGGGAGGTGTAAACATATGGAATCTGATATAGGAATTATAGGAGTAATTTTAGCAGCAATTATAACACCAATTAGCACTATTGCTATGCTAAAAGTTCACAACGCTAACAAATGATTGAAGCTGCAATCGCTGTAAGCCTTGCAGTTCTAGGTCTTACGGTTCACAATATGCGTTGTATACATAGAATAGAAAAGAAATTACTTTTCTATATTTATGAAAAAAAAGAGAGCGAGAAGCACGAATTAGAAGATAAATAATTATTCTTCTAGTTCTTCAAACTCGACATCAATGACCGGAACCGGAATGGCTTGGTCTATTTTGTCTGCTTCTTCTTTTGTCTCGACTTCGATTTTTATTAACCAAGTCAATTTTTTACTCCCATTATTAGTCCAAAAAAACCGACTAATTGGTCATTTTTTGTGTAGTGCAGCGATTGCTGTATAGTTAGTTGTTTCAATCGAATATCCTCGAACAGACCTTTT